AGCTCGTGCAGCTCGCCGCACTCCGGGCACGGCACGTGGTAGTGCCGCCGGTCGCTGGCCTGGTAGGCTTCGTCGATGCGGCAGCGGCCGTCGTTGGTCGGCGTGCTGATCAGCAGCGTCTTGGCGCGGGTGAACGTGCGTTGTCGGTTGGCGATCAAGGTGAATGGGTCGCCTTCTCCGCCGACGTCCCAGCGGAATGCGGAGGCTTCGTCGCAGATGACGTAGGGGAGGTGGTCGGATCGCAGGCTGTCTGCGCTGTTGGCGCCAGCCTTGATCAGCCGGGCATCGGCGCCATACTCGAGGATGTCGACGCGGTTGGCGTTGTTGCGCGCGGCGGTGGTGACCAGCGCGGCGAGTACCGGGGTCTGGCGCAGCATCTTCGCCAGGCGCGGATTGAGGCTGCGGTCTCGCAGCTCGAGCGTCGGCATCACGATGAGCATGTCTCGGTTGCCGAGGTGGTGCATGGTGTAGCCGATCCAGTTCATCATGGCTTCGGTGCCTCCGAGACCTGCCGCCTTGCGGAAAACGACCATGGATACCGGCGAGTGCTCGGACAGATCGTCCTGGATGGCGCGCAGGTACGGGGTGAGCGAGGTCTGCCACGGTCCGGGTGCGTTGGTGCCGCTGGTGATCAGGCGATGTCGGTCGGCCCATTGCGAGACGGTGAGCAGTTCGCGCGGGCGGACGCCACGGCGGAACTCGGCGCCGAAGGTGGGCATGGCGGCGCTGACGGCGCGCGCGCGCTCGCCGGCTTCGCGCAGGATCTGGTTGACCTGCTCGGAGAGGAGGTAGTGGACGCGCGTTTCGTCGGCCTGGTCGGCAACGCTGGCGAGCAGGCGATCAGCCAGCCCGGCGAGCAGTTCGACGACCTGGCGGCGAACGCCGATGGCGGCGGCGTGCAGCGCGTCGGCCGGTACGGTGTCGGCCAGGGCGGTTTCGTACTCGTGCGCCGACTGCTGGGCGAGCAAGCGGGCGCGGGCGGTCTGGACTTCGATCAGGGTTGCCATGCTGTCATCTGGCCCCGGCGATGGCTTTCTCGAGCGTGCTCGCGAAGGTGGCGGCAAAGGTCTTGTTGACGGTCTGCCGGGCGATGGCTTCGAGGTCGAACACGCGGCTGTACGGCGCCGGCGAGACGAAGTAGAACCAGGGCTCGATGACCGAATCGGCGCCGCGCTCTATCCGGCGGTAGATGCCCGGATGCAGGTGCCTGGACCGGGCGGCACCGTGCAGGGCGACGAAGAAGCCGACGGCGGCCTGTCCCTTGTTTTTGCTGGCCTTGCGGTAGACGCGCAGGTTGCGCAATCCGCGTCCGGCGGCCGCGAGCACTCCCAGCATTTCCTGCAGGGCCTGGCGGCGGACGTTGCCGCGGGCGTCGATCGGCGCCCCGCGGCCGGGGGCGATCTGCTGGCCGTCCGGCAGGATGCCGCGAGCGCGCAGCCAGTCTTCGACGCGCTTGACGCTGCGACGACCACCGCGGAAGAGATGCCCGATCGATTGCTCGTATGGCGTTCCGGGAGATTGCTGCGCGGTCTTCAGGCCGACGGTCGCGGTCAGGTCGGCCTTGGTGGCTCCGGTGACGGCGAAGGCGCGCAGGGTGTAGGGCGTGGCGCCTCCTTGCACGCGGCCGGCCATCTCGGCGCGGATGTCGCGGTGCACGGCATGGGCGGTGATGGTGAGGGCCTGCGCGGCGGCGAAGGGGATCTGCCGCCCGTAGCCAGCCAGATTGGCCTGCACGGCTTCCATTCCGTCTAGGCGCACGCTGATCATGCCAGGCTCCGGCGCGGCGGCCTGGCGCAAAATGCGCCGTCGGTGCGGTCGTCTTGCTGGGCGGCGCGCTCCGGTTCGAGATGGTCGCACGGTGACATGATCGGCACGTGTCGGTCGCACCATTCGACGGCGCGGGAGATACCGAGCATGGCCGGCGTCTTGACCTTGTGGTAGTGCCGGCAGCCAGCGAGCGCGCAATGATGCGGGTGGCCGTGGGTGCTCATGGGGTTTTCTCCTTCTTGCCTATGTTGATGATGTTCCAGCAGAACACGCCGTCGTTCCAGACGTCGAGCACGACGCGCTCGCGGACGCAGAAGATGAACGCGGGCGTGTCGAATACCCAATTGCCGATTCTCAGCGTCTTGCTCATGATCGTTTGCATCAGGCGGGACCTGGCGACGCGGCCGCGAGGGAAGCCGTCGACGATGACGGTGCCCGGAGTGACTGCGATCGGCAGGCCAACAAGCATCCGGCGCAGGTAGTCGGGCAGGCTGAAGATGGCGGCGTTCGTCACGGTGTAGGTCTGGCCGCGGTCTTCTGCGACGGCCTGCGCCATCGCTTCCTTCCCGTGTCCGGTGATGATCAGCGCTTGAGATCCGGGCTTGCAGCGCAAGACGTCCATTGGTTTCCTTTCTGGTTCATTCGGCCGCTGGCTGCGGCCGGTACGGTTTGCCGAATTCGTGCCCGTTTTCCGCGGCATAGAAGTCGCATCCTCCGGACATCGCATTGCGCAGTGAGGCGTCGACGTCCGGTCCGTAGCCTTCAGCGCGCAGGGCATCTACCCATGCCGCGACGGTCGGCATTTGCGCCCGCAGGCGGCCTTTCTGGCTCATGCCTGGCCCTTTCCTTCGCCGGCGTCGCGAAGTCGCCGCAAAGCGGCCGGGAAGCTTCCACGCACGGTCCTGGAGAGGCGCCGGACTTCGGCCTGCAGGATGTTTCGCCGGGCGGCTGGATCGCTGCGCGCTGCCAACTGCGCGGCGACCTGGTCTACCAGCCGTTCGCACTGCGCGCGCAGCGTCGCGCCCAGACCGTGCGCTTCTGACAGCGCGCGGCTGGCGACGTACCGCCGGTGTGTGCTGAGGTCGAGCGCGAGCAGCAGGCGGGCGTTGTCGGCGGTCATGCGGTCAATGCGGTATGCCTGCAGGCTGCCGGGTTCGGCTTCGAGGGCTGCGGCTGCGTCGTCGGCTGCCGGCAGGCCGTCTTCCTGGTCGGCAGCGGCGGCAGCCACGGCAGCCGGGCGCGCAGCGGCACGGGCGAGCGCGAGGCGTTCGGCGACATCGGGCCGGCCACCGTGCCGGGTGTTGGCCCACTGCTGCAGGGCCTGCAGTTCGTCGAGGCGACCGTCTTCACCCAAGGTGAGGCGGCCGGCGGCAATGGCGCGGGAGACCGAAGACTTGTGAACGCCGAGGCTGCGCGCCAGCTCGATGGGCTTCAGCCTTCTGCTCATTTTTTTCCGGATCCTGAAGGAGAAACCACAGCGCGCGCGCGCGTGCTGCCCGGAGCATGCAGCGCACGCAACGCACGCATCTCCGCACGCATGTCCGCACGCTTGAAACCCGCACGGATAGGCGCACGCACGCACCGCACGCATGAAATTACGTATACGCGCGTGATAAGTTCGCACGTTGCCCGCATGCGTGCCAGCGGGTGTGCCTGCGTCGCGCGCATACGTGTACGCGTCAATGCGTGCGTTGCGTGCGTTTTCAATGAAAACAGGCACTTGATGCGTGCGGACATGCGTGCGGAGATGCGTGCGGCAGATTGCATGCGTGCGCTCATTCGGTGGCTCCAAGCGCAGCGGACATCCTGTAGAAGCAGTCGGTCGCCCATTGCGCTTCTGACTTGTCGGCCGGCTTACGCAGATCGGCTTCCGGCACTCCCCGCCGGATGTGGTCTTCGATCAGGCCGGAGTCCGGCACGACCATCCGCATGCGCTTGGGCGAGCCTGAGTACATGCAGTTGCCGAAAACATCCTTGTGCTGGATCGCCCAGCCGTTCAGCTTGCCGATGTAGGCCGACAGCTGCAGCTGCGATCGCGCTTTCTCGCCGCGGGTCGAGCACCAGCGGGTATAGCAGGTATATAGCTGGCCGCTGGAGCACAGGCCGAATGGCCAGATGGTGTCGCCGGCTGCCCACTCGGCGACGAAGCGGTCTGTCGAGCTGGCGGAGAGGTCCTGCACAGCGCGCTTGGCCGCGGTCATCGGCGGCTCGGTGTGCTCGTTGAAGTCGCCGAGCGGCAAATGCAGCAGATGGTGATGCAGTGCTGGGATGGCGCCGTTCTTCAACGCCAGCCCGAGGTCGGCGTAGAATGACTTCGAGAGCTTCGGCGGCGTCCAGATGACGAAGTATCGCCGGTCTCCGGACTCGATGACCTGCGGCTGCAGTTCGTTAGACAGGAATACCAGGTTGACGTGGTTGCGCTCGTCGTGCGCCGCCACCTGCTTTGGGTTGATCCGGATCCACTCGCCGGTGATGATTCCCTTCAACTTGTTCTTCAGGTAGTACAGCTCATTCCTGGCCACGACTTCGTCGGCCACCAGGAACAGCTTGCGGGACGCCCAATCGTTGAACTTGTCCTCCACGGCCGACTGGTCGATGACCCGGCCATACTCGCCGTAGATCGCCTTGATCGCCTCGAAGAAGACGTTCTTCCCCGCGCCCTGGTCGCCGTGGAAGATGAGCGTCGAGCGCATCTTGGCGCCCGGGTGCTGGATCGGATAGGCCAGCCACTTGAGGACCCACTGTGCGCACTCCGGGCCGTTCTGCTCGCCGCTGCACAGGTAGTAGAGCAGATCGAGCAGCAGCGAACAGTCGCCCTCCTGCGCCACCGTCGGCCAGCCTCCCCAGAGGTTGCAGCGTACCGCCTGGTCGCTTTCCGTCGGGTCGAAGCCGACTTCCCCGATGCGCGCGACTTGCCGGTTCGGGTGCCGCTTCCACTCGCGCGACACGTGGTCGGCGGTGAGCGCGTAGACGTCGGCCTTTGGTACCAGGGTGTGCTCTTCGACGTCGAAGAAGCAGCCATTCGACCCGTAGATCAAGACCCACTTCTCGACAGCTTCTTCCAGCGTGTAGAAAGCGCGCAGTTCAGGCTTTGCCGCGGCAGACCCTCCACCCCCGTGCGTCGTCGGCACCCTAGCGGACGCAACTGCAGAACGCGGCAACCAGCCGAGCTCCGAGAGTGAGGCAGTCACCTGCTTCGCGACTTCGTGCAGCCCCCCGTTGGGGTGACAGTGCAAATCGTTGAAGTCGGTCGGCCCCTTGTGCGTGCCGACAGGCCGGGCGCCCGGGAACTGCGGGATGCAGACCGCCCCGTTGACCGCCAGTGCAGCCTGGCGGGAGGCGACGACGCCCGCGTTGAGCTTCGGCTTTTCGGGGATCGCCTGCCAGTCGTAGTCGTCATCCGCGCAGAGCAGCAGCCGGATGCCACGGTTCGCCCTGGTGATCTCCTGCACGGCCGGCAGCAGGTTCCCGGCCGCGAAGGCAACGACCACCGTCAGGCCGGTCGCCTCGTGCAGCGATGCCGCCGTAGCGAATCCCTCGCAGACCAGAGCCACACCGCCAGCGTACAGCGCAGGCCCGATCAAGAAGTAGCGCCCGCGGTACGTCGCCGACTTCGGAGTGTAGTCCTTGTCGCGCTTCTTCCGCGACTTGATCTCCGGATCGGAGTAGATGACCTGCAGGCACCAGATGCGTGCAGCGGTATCGATCGCCGGGATGACCAGGTTCCCGAGCGCACTGACTCGGGCCCCGTACAGCTTGCCGGCCGGCAGCCCCTTCCGCTCCAGGTACGCACTGCGCCCGGCCACTTCCATACGCGCCCACCATCCGGCCGCACGATCCGCCATCCGCTGATGCAAGCGCAGCAGATCGGCAGCAGCCTCGCGCTGCGCCTGCACCTGCAGATGGCGCATGAGCGCGCGTTCTTCTGGCGACATGCCGCCACCGGAGAGCCGCACGACCACCTTGTGAGACTCAGTATCGGCACCACGCCATACTCCGAACGATCCGACGATCGCACACTCGCCAGGCCGTTCGCGCAGCGGCATCGAGCGCAGCTGATACCAGCCTCGCGTCTCACGACCTTCGCCGTCGACCACGCACCGCTGAAACCCCGGCGCATCGACCACCAGACCACCACGCGGCCGCAGCCCCACAGCGCGCAGCTGCTCGAGAACGTCGTCGTAGTTCACCAAGTCCGCGTTTCCCTTCTCGCCACTCCACCACCTAGCGCCACCACGCGCCTCGCATTACCCGTGAGTGGGAAGGTGGCGGGAGTACCTTTTCGGCTGCTGTTGGTTGTGGTTGCGGGGGGGTTGCGCATTGGTTGCGTCACACGCCACGCTTGGGGGTTGGGTTGCGTCTCTGCCAGTCGTCGCGGCAGTCCTGGTCGCAGAAGGCGGTGCCGGGTGGCACGGAGGCGTCGCAGTTGTGGCAGCGGCCGCAGGCTGTGAGGATGTGGGCAGGATGAGAAGCGCGGCGCATGGCTTGCTGAAGGATGAGGGCTTCGGCCTCTTGGGCCATGTCGGCGATGTCCATCAGACGCTGCGCAGATTGGGTGAGGACAGGGCCTCGATGCGGCGGGCCATCAGCTGCAGGTCAGACGTGGCCCGGACGAACGCGGCCTGCAGTTCGGCCAGCTCGGCCTCGTCGCGTGATGGGCGAGGCTGCTCGTAGCCGGTGATGGCGCAGACGTAATGCATGGCGGCGTGGTGCCCGGACTGACACGCCATGCGCAGCAGATACAGCAGCTCGTGCGGCGCGAATTGCTGGCGCCGATCATGGTTGAGGCTGTCACTGACGCGGCCAGCGGCCTGCTCGAGCGGCAGGGATGGAAACAGCCTTGCCCCGATAGCCTTCGAGCCACCCAACGCGCGAACGAGGTCGCGCAGGGCTTCTTCCATCGTTTCGTAGTGCATCGTTGCTCCTTCTGGCTGGCCTGTCCGTGGTTGTCCGAGAGTCACGGACAAGCGCGGACAGGCGCTTTGCTATCGTGAATTCGAGTGGCAACAGGCAACCGACGAGCCAAACAGCGCGCCATGCCAAGCCAATCAACATCAGGCAGCATCTCTTCGCACGTGACGAGACCGCCAGTGATGTCCTCGATCTGAACGCACACGTGTACAGGAATGCTGCGCGTGCCGTGCTTCCACTGCGACACCATCGCAGGCGGAACGCCAAGCAGACGCGCCAGCTTTGCGGCTGCTCCTGCAGGTTTGAGGTAGGTCGATAGGTCCATGAGCGAACGATAGCACATGCTTTTTAGAGACGCAATAGCATTCGTCAATTGCAGGAGTGGGCAATATGAGCAATCCTGAACGGATGAGTCAGGCATCACGAGCACTGGAAAAGCTGCGGGCGATGGTGGCGGAACAAGGTGGCCCTATCGCTTTTTCCAGAGCGTGGTCCAGAAACCCCAACGAGAGCCCGATTGATCAGACCTACGTTTCGCAGCTCCTCAACGGCCATCGCCCGTTTGGAGAACGCGCGAGGATCAACATGGCCCGGCGATGCGCGCTTCCTGACGACTTCTTCGACTGTCCAAGCGAACCACAGCCGTCAAACGGTGGCCGAGCTTCAGGCGTGAGTGAGCCACACTGCCCACCGTGGAACGATGCGGCCAGCGTGACGCTGGCGCAGATCATGAAGATTCTGCGGCAGCTTCCCGTCCATGCCCATATCGAGGCTCTTGGAGCAGTCCGCGTGATCGCAGCAGCTCATGGCGTCCGGACGCAAGCAAGCAGGCTGAGTGATGAATGACGAAGCGCGCCCCAATCACAGACGCTCGCGCTTGGCCCCAGGGGAAACACCGCTGCCCCAACGGTTTCCGCAGCGGCCGCACGAGAACCAGGATGCCGAGCAGAAGACGGCCGCGGCCGTTGCCGTGACGAGCGCTGCACCAATGCCCGCGAGCACCCATCAGGAAGACTGTCAGCGGGTGATCATCGTCGACATCCGCCTGCCGTTCTGGTCGGTCATTCGCTTTCTCGTCTACCTGGTGATGGCGATCCTGCCGGCTGCGCTGCTTGTGCTCCTGTTTATCGTTGGCGCAGGCGGCTTGCTCTCGCTGACACTATAGCAACTCGATTGAGCAGGACGCAGCGAGCCCGCAGCAAGCGGGCATTTTTTTGTCTTGGTGAAATAGCACGAGCTATTGACACGCGGAACTAGCACATGCTATCTTGCAGTCGCTATCCAAGCAATCGGCGAGCAAACCGATCAACCGATCTCGAAAGGCCCACCATGCCAAACCCCGTAACAAAACTGCTGCGCCAGCGGGCGCAGCGCATTCTGGCTGCCTGCCGGCTGATGGCAGCTGAGGTTCAACTGCAGCGCGTGTCGGATGCGCTGACGGAAGCGACCCGGAAGCGATCGCCGCACGACAAGCGGCGGGAGTTGTTCGCCAGGAGGCTGCGGGCCGAATGGCGCGTCGAGCTGTGCCGGGCTGCTTTCCAGCGTGCTAGGGAGGTGGCCAATGGGCGTTCTTGAGCTGTTGATCGTCGGCATTTACTTGGTGTGCGTGCTCGTGCTGGCGCGCGCAATTGGCGCTGGCATGGGCGACGATGATGAGGAGCCGTACCGTTGAAACACGTCATCATCATCGACGACCCAGACGGCGCCGCGATGGCGCGCGCTATCGGCATTGCTCTGGCGACGTGCCAGGGAAAACACGCTGGCATGGTGACGCTTGATGCCCGGCGCGTGCTCGATCCGTATGCCGTCGAAAAGGCGGCGGCGTGCGAACCCAATGCGCTGGTGATCATCGGCGCACAGCCGGATGACGCCACGCTGTGGCAGCGGCTGCTGACGCTGGCAATCCAGCCGACGTGGACGATCAACCTGCGGGCGACGCCGGTCAAGCGGATCGCAGCGCCGCAGATGGTCGTGACCACCAGAGGAGATCCACCTGCTTCGTATTGTCTGCCGAGCGTCTGGAGGATGCTTGATTTGCGTCATCAAACCAATTGGGGAGGCTGAAATGGCAGGGAGCTTGAGGTACCAAATTCTGCGCAACATCCTGGTTCACGGGCCGAGCACCCGGCAAGAACTTGCCGCGTCGATCGGCATGGAAATGAACGATCTGCGAGGCAGCATCGGGCCGTGCGTGCGTGACAACCTGATCGAGCGCGCCAGCGATGGGCCTGGTCACGTGTTATACCGGCTGACGCCACGCGGGAAGGAGTATTACGCGAAGAACTTCCCAAATGACGCGGCGCGCGAGCTAGCGCATGTCGATTCCCCCGCATCAGTGCAGACGAATGAATCAGTGTGGTCGAAGATGATCGGATGCCTGATTAAGCCCGGAGATGAATCGGAGGCGCCAGCGGTAGATTCCGAGGCCGGATCGGACTGGCAAAAGACGCAAACCGATGAGCGCTCTGACGGCGGTGGCGAGACGGAGGAAATCGAGTTGCAGACGCTGCCGCAAGCCGTGTCAGGCGTGTGTGCGGATGCGTTCGGGATGATCGAGTATGTCGCGGTGCTCGACGGCCAGTGCTCCTGGCTGCAGGATTGCGAAGTCCTGCAGCTGGAAGACTTGGTCGACAACGCCATCGGGATTGCACGGCGAGAAGGAAAGACGGTGCGGGTGTACCGCATCCAGCTCGTCGGGCATGCGCAGCATGATGTAGTGTTCAAGGCGGTGCCGTGATGGGGGCTAGACGATTGAAGAAAACAGTAGACCTGGCGAAATGGTTGATTCCTGGAGGCTTTGAGGTGCGCATCAGCATCCAGCACGGGCACGTCGACGTCACGCTGTGGGAGGAGAACGGCAACTTCTTCTCATTGCCGGATACCGGATCAAGTTTGGCGGAACAAGTCGCTACTGCTGTTCTGGAAGCGTGCGGGATTAGCCATAGATAAAGCGATGCGCGATGGAGAAGACCAGGACGAGTGCGACGATAACGAGTTGTGCGAGATCATCGCCGCGTCATTTCGCGGCGAGGCTGTCGAATGGCGAGTAACGCACTAGATCAGGCGGACGCCGCTTGCGGCGTGTCGCCTGGAGCGGAGGGTTAGAAGGCATGGTGATAACAACGGAAGATGTTGAACGCCTGATGAAGCGATGCCAGATCGGCGTAGGCGGTCGTAATGCGCTCAATACGGCGCACGACATCATGTCCGAATGCTACGGCACGATCGGCGCACTTGTGCAGGAGCGCGACAGGCTCTTGCGTGGCGAATACATCTGCAATCGGTGCGGGCTTCGCAAGGATTCTGAGCGGAGTACGAACCATGACTTCTAACGTTGCAATTAAGCGGCTGCCGTAGGCAGTCCGCTTGAATTGCTTGTTAGGGCTTGGTGCCGAAGCGAAAGAAAGGAACGCATGACGACCGAAGTGACCATAGGCGAAGCGAGGCTGCTGCAGGGCGACTGCGTGGAGCTGATGGACGAGCTTGACCCGTGCAGCGTGGACGCGGTGATTACCGACCCGCCCTACATGATTGGCGCCACCTCGACTGGCGATACGAGCGCGAAGGCTGGCGGCTGGGCCGACATGGAGAACAGCGCTTGGTGGTATGCCGAGTGGCTGAAGCTGGCCCGGCGCGCGCTGAAGCAAGACGGCTTCGCGTGCGTGTTTGGGAACTGGCGCAGCCTGCCGACCATGTTGTATGCGTTCAGCAAGATCAAGTGGAAGGTGGACTCGCTGCTGATCTGGGACAAGGAATGGATCGGGCCAGCTGGACCGCGACAACTGCGCCCGACCTATGAAGTGGTGTTGTTCGCTGGCATGCCGGAAGCACGCATTGACGACCGCAGCGCGAGCGACGTGTACCGCTGCCGCTGGATGGCCGGCCACAGCAAGACGACAGACCATGCCGCCGAGAAGCCGGTGGACTTGATGCGCCACCTGATCCGGCTGACCACGAAGCCGGGCGGGCTGGTGCTCGACTGCTTCATGGGCAGCGGCACGACCGGCGAGGCGGCCCACCTGGAAGGGCGCCGCTTCATCGGCATGGAGCGGGAAACCGAATACTTCTACGGCATCGCGGTGCCTCGCGTGCGCGCAGCGGTGGCCCAGCCACAACTGCTGGCGCCTGCGCCGCAGCCCGTGGCCGAGCAACAAGGGTTCGATCTGGAATGAGCCCTAACGCAGAGGTAAGCCGACCGGTCGAGCGTAGCTCGAACGGGTCGGCTTGACCGCCGGGTTAGCGCGCTGGTTGAGAAACGAGAGGATGTGTGCATGCTTGAACTGAACCGGATTCACTGCGGCGACAACTGCGACTTGCTGGGCCAGATGCCGCGCGAGTGCGTGGACTTGGTGGTGACAAGCCCGCCTTATGACGACTTGCGCACCTATGGCGGCCACTCTTGGGATTTTTTCGGCGTGGCGTGGCAATTGAAACGAGTGCTGAAGCCGGGCGGCGTGATTGTGTGGGTGGTTGCCGACGCCACGAAGGACGGTAGCGAGACAGGCACAAGCATGGAACAGGCGCTGCATTTCAAACGCTTGGGCCTTAACCTGCACGACACGATGATTTACGCAAGCGACAAGCCGCCGCTGACGCATAACAGGTACGAGCAGGCGTGGGAATTTGTTTTTGTTTTGAGCGCAGGAAGGCCGAGCCGGTGGACACCGTTGAAACGCGAAACGCTGCACGGAGGGAAAGGCAGGAGTGGGACATTTATGCACTCGGCTGGTGCCGACTACAAGCCTGCCAACACACGAACGCCAGTGGCAGACGAGGCGTTACGGCAGAACATATGGTGGTACGCAACCGGCAACGAAAAGCAAGGACACCCGGCACCGTTCCCGCTTGAGTTGGCGACCGACCACATAGCCACATGGAGCAACCCCGGCGACTTGGTTTTAGACCCTTTCAGCGGAAGCGGAACGACAGCCAAGGCTGCGAAGACGCTGGGCCGCCAGTTCATCGGGCTGGAGATCAACCCGGAATACTGCGCGATAGCCGAGCAACGGATCGCGCAGGAAGTATTGGACCTGGCATGAGGCTGCGCGCTAACGAGAAGTAGACGTCATTTTTGACGCCTAAATCGATCCGTGCGCCGACAAATGCATCAATTGCTCACCATCTCAGCCGTCGCCGCACGCCTCGCCGTATCGGAGCGCACGGTCGCCCGCGAGGTCGCCGCCGGAATCCTGGCGACGATCAAAATCAGGGGAGCCGTGAGGATTGCCGAAAGCGACCTTGAGGCGTACATTGCCCGCTCCAGGAGGATCGAGCAATGTCCGTTTACAAGCGCGGGGAACGCTGGCACTACCGCTTCCAGCTCTCAGGGCGGCAGTACTCGGGATCGGCTGGAGCTGGCGCTGCAAAGGCTGAGGCAGTCAGACTCGAAGCGCAACGGAGAAGCGCAGCGGCGGCCAGCAGCACGCCAGCGTCACGAACCGTCGACGACGCCATCGCCAGATGGATCGACGAGTATGCGTACCGCCTGAAGGGCGCGGCATCTCTAGAAAGCAAAGTGCGAGCGGTACTGGCCCACTGCGCCGACACACCGCTGCATGACATCGTCGACGTCGCGCATCGCATCCGATCTGCTGGAACTGCTGCCGGGCTTGCCGCAGCGACGATCAACCGACGGCTGGCGATCGTCCGCAGGGTAGCCAATCTTGCCTATGAATGGGGATGGCTGGCCGAGCCGCTCGGCGGCAAGATCAAGCTTGTCGGCGGCGAGAGGGCGCGGCACGTGTACCTGACAGTCGCCGAGGTCGAGCGCCTGGCGCTGGCGTGCTCGAACCCGGCTTGCGCACGAGCCGTTCGCTTGGCGGCTCGAACTGGACTTCGCGAGCGCGAGGTGCTCGCGGCTGAGACGATCCGTGACGGCTGCATCGAGGTTCTGGCGGACAAAGCGAAAAGCGGGCGGCCGCGGATGGTGCCCGTTCCACCTGACATGCCTGGCCTGTCGCTGCCGCTCGGCATCTCGTACCACCAACTTCGACGAGATTTCGAGCGATCCCGGCGCGCCGCTGGACTGCAGCACGTGACGTTCCACGATTTGAGGCATACAGCGGCCAGCTGGTGGCTGGCCACGGGAGCCAGCCCGGCGATGGTTCGAGACTTGCTTGGACACGCGAACCTCGCCGTAACGAGCCGATACCTACACTTGATGCCCGGCGACCTGAAACGCGGCGCCGATGCTGTCGCGGCAATGCTGAACTGCACAGAAACCGCACAAAAGACGACAAGTGATTGATTCTTCGGGCACAAGATGGGATTTTAAGTCCCTTGTGTCTACCCATTCCACCATCCGGGCTTTGTTTGTTTTCAACAACTTACCATGTTTCTTTGTTGGTTTGTTTGGACAAACAATGACAGAATGTCGCACAAAATGTCAGCAATGTCGCACAGAAACTGCACAGCACTGTGGCATGATGCGCAGCATAGCATAGGGCCGGATCGCTCGACGTAGTTTCCCGCAGCGCCGTGTACCTCAAGAGTGAGCTACGCGCGATCCGGAGTTCATGGACCTGATTGTTTCGTCGTTGGTTTGGACCCCATGATGTCCGAGTCGTGGGCCCAGTTGTTCCCGTGGTCGGTATGCCGGCGGCGGAAGGTCACTCCGTGCTGCTGCTCGCAGACCGTCTCGATTCCGACGAGGCGCGCGTGCGTCATTCCAATCACGCGGTCGAGCTTGTGAGTGACTGATACCCGGTGGTCGGCGAAATCGCGTTCGATTCGATCCACATCAGTGCGGAATTGCTCCAGCGCCTTTCCGATCTGCTCCAGATGCGCGGCCTGTTGCCGCCAAAAGAAAGCTGCGCCGCCGAGCAGTGCGGCGCTGATGCCAGGCCAAAACAGCGAGATGAGCTCAATCCCGATGGGTGACATGCAGATGCTCCTCTGATAAGGCGGCGTCGATGTCCAGGATCAGCGCTTCCCCGGCTCGGTCGATCGGCTTATTGTCGATCCGCGCATCGAGCGCGGCGCGGTTGACGTGCTCCCTGGCGCGCAACAGCAGGCGGCGCAGCAGCAGCAGATAGCCCTTGCTGGCAAGGACCAGGATTTCATAGTCCAGCTTCTCTGACGGCTCGAGATAGCGGTCATGCAGGCGCTCGGACGGCGACAGGCGAGACTGCATCATGTTCGGTAGACCCCGACCGTGCTGACATTGAGCATATCGACCCATGGCCCGACGACGCCATCGCGAACGTGGACATCGTGCAGATCGGTAAACAGCGTGCCGGCCAGATCGTTGAAGCGTGCGGCATAGGTGACAGGATAGCGCTCTCCTGTTTCCCGTCCTACTCCATAGTCCTGGCTGAAAACGAAGGCATACAGCATCTCGAGCAGGTTGCACGGAACAAAGTGCACAACGTCCTCGCTTTCGTTCAGCGCGTTGATGGTTCCGATGTCCGCATAGCCGTGCAACCGCATCCTGAAGTTGAACAAGTGCGCCGGCGTGGCGGTGGCTGCTTCTTCCGCGGCGGTGATGTAGGCTGCCCCGCGGAACGAGCCCTGCTCCTGCCACATGGGCGCAAAGATCGCCCGAACTTGCGGCGATGGAACGGCGCGTCGCGACGTTCCGGGAATCGTCGCATCAGGCAAGAGCTCAGTGTATGAATAGGCGCGCTGTGCCAGCTGTTGCGTGACGTCGTGGTACCTGGTCTCAACGCGCAGCATCACGGTGAGCGTCGCCGGCGCTGCGCCGGTCGTCTGCGATCCGTTGAACTCGGATTCAATCGAAATCGCCACCCCGTTGGTTTCATCCAGGAAAATGTAGTCCAGAGTCTTCCAAGACAGCGCGGATACGGTATTCGTTGCTGTTGTCAGACTGCAGGAGTACTGGTTGTAGATTCCTGAGTCATAAGCTGAACCGTATTCGTAGCACCGCGTTCCCACGTAACCTTGTTGCTGCTCGTCAAATTTCTGCTCGATTTCCGCTTTCGCGCCAGGCGACATGTCTGCCCAATTGCCGGTCGGGTTTTTGTAATACGATAACCCGGATGCAGCGCGCAGCCATACGTCGTTGTTGATTCCGAACCCAGACGAGACGTGCATGCTGGAGTATGGATCATTGAGCCTGTCCTGGAAATTGGACGGAGTAATAGCGGCCACCGAGCGTTGCTGTCCGGTCGTCTTGCTTACCCATGCGTCGATCTGAATCAGCTTTTCAGTGCCTCGCTGCACGCTTGCGGTGATCGTCTGCGTCGTGATGTTCTGTGTCGCGTCAGAATTCGTGACCCTCGTTTGAAAGTAAAGGAACCCGGTTTGCCCACGATCAGGGAACGGGGGAGATCCGGAGTCCGTTGTCCAAGTCAGGACATCTCCGTAGTTGTCGAGCACGTATTCAGCACCGGAACCGCGAGGACTGGTTTCGACGCCAGTCGGGATGGTTTCCTCAGCACAGAAAAGCGTCGTCGTCTGCGTCCTGAACTGCACTGTATTGTCGCACGAATATTCCAGAGTACGCCCGGCAGCGTCAGTCGATGCAGAAGCTGCGGCCGAGAATTCCTCTGTGTACTCGTTTCCGTATTCAAAGCCCGTCCTCGCTGCCATGACCAGGCCGCGCCATGGCCAGACTACCCACCAGTTCAAATTGCTGTAGACAGTTCCTGTTGACTCAACCTCTCCGACCCCGTACAGGCCGACAGCTGTCGGCGGAAACGCATAACCCGTATTGATCGATCCAGATGAGGTCGTTCCAGTCGTCGGCAAAGTGGCCCTGGACAAATCAACGGTGGCACTGCTGGCGACTTGATGCAAATATGGGGAGACGAGCAGGCACGACACTTCCGCGGCCGAAAACGACCATCCGCCGAGCGAAGAATCCCACGATGCGCCGGTGAAGTACAACTGTCCGATGTGCGCCTTGCTGCCTGCCCTGTCCAGCCTTTGACCGATCGTCAAAGCCTTGCTGTCCGCTCGCGGCTGCGCAGGAGATAGATCGATCTGCGTGCCGCCAGCATTGAAGGATTGCGCGTGCGCCCGTCCGATGGCGAAAACCCGCTTTTCGGTTGCGTTGACGATCTCGTCGCCCCATTCAGATCCTGCTGGGGTATGCGGTATGACCAGCGGCATGGCTGGCGCCGAGAGTGCAACCAGCGGGATCTGCAGCGCGTCCAGCACGGCAGCGTTTATCTTGATCTGGTCTTGATGGAAACAGATGACGTCGAACCATGGCAAAACGTCGTCGACGTTGTATCCGCTCGCCCACGACATCACGTCGTAATTGGCATTACCGATCTCGTAAATGACATCTAGCACGGCCAAGGTGTAAGGATCGAATCGTTTGGGCCCCGCCGTTCCGATCCGCAGGGAAGCAACAAATCCGCGGCGGGCGTCTGGCGGCTGCTCGCTGATCTGCTGTGAAACGGCAACGCCGATTCTTGCCGGAATCGCAGGCATGATGATTCCGGCAGACAATACGCGGTCGCGGCGCGTGGTCGTCCCGGTACCGATCGACAGGCTACGGCGGGACCGCAAAATGCTTTCCGATGCCATCAGGACCGCGATGGAGCATGCGACAGCGCACTGCCACTGCGGGGGCCGATGGACGGCAGCAGAGGCTTTTGCGTCAGGCGCTTTCGCTGTAATGTCGTCGTTCCCGATCCTTGGTCGAGACGGTTGAGCGTGTTGACCAGGTTCTGCGGCGTCGCGCGGTTTATGGCGGTCATAGTGTGATCTCCAGCAAGTCCTCCGGAATCGTCGCGCTGAACGATGTCGCGATGGCGATGTTTGCCAAGTCGCGCTCGATGTCCTCGACTCCAGGGAATGTCACGGTAATCTTGTGGTCTTCTGTGGGACCGAAATTGAAATCCGCTGTGGGCGTCAGCACCAGAGGAGATGATCCTGGAGCGCTGGCGGAAGGCGGCGCCGTCGGCGTTTCCGGATGGTATGCGCCGGTACCGGAGACACTGCAGATGGCCAGCGAAAACTCACTGATGGCCTGACCGGACTCGACCGACAGCACGTGCGACACGCTGGACACCTTGCCATGAGCGCTGACGTTGCTTGTGAACACATCGACCGTCTGGTCCACGTCGAGATGTGGATTCAGCGGGATTGTCGCCGTCAGACGGTTGCGCCGATGCGCGGACCAGATGCGCATCTTCGCGACCTGCGTCAGCGTCTCCATGGCGTTGTTGGCTGCAGCGCGGTCGGTGTCCGCCGTCAGCGTCACATCGGCTGCAGTGGTGTATCCCAAGATGGGCGTCGAGACATCCATCGGCGGAATGCCGGATACCTCATTGGCAAACAGCAGGATCGACTGCTCCGCGGTCTGAGCCGGCGGATAGACGCCTTCGAGCGCTCCGGAAAGCGTCTCTGGGAGCGTTCCAATCGCTGCGATACTGCCCGGAGTCGATACCGTGATGGTGTGCGTCTCGACAATCTCCTGCGCGTAGTCGAAGCTCACAGAAGCGGAAAACCCAAGGCAAAGCTGTGCGTCGATGTACGGTCGCGGATAGAAAGTCCCGATCGGTACATCGGGCAACGGCGTAAACGTGATGGATTGAATCGTTCCGCCGGCGGCTCTGATCGCTGCCTCCACCGAGTCACGGCGCAGGAACCAGTTGTCGTCGATGACGAACTGTGCAATGCCACTCAAGTCGACGTATTGGTAGTCAATGCCGTAGCATTCGGCCTTGACGCGCGGGAACCGATATGCGAACTCGATTGCGATCGAGTTGACCATCTGGTGTCGGCTGGACAGCGAGACGGCCAATGATCCGTCCAGAATATGATCTTCGGTCAGCGTCATCGACGCGGAGCCAAAGGCTGCCCATTCCGTCAGGCGTGGAACGCCTGACGCATTCAGCTCGACGGTCGCCGGCCACGTCGACAACCGATCCTGCAGGCGGACCCAGCCAGTCGCAGCCGCATCGAAGACGACAGGGGAGTGATAGGCGGATGGAGCCAGGGCGTCGACCGTGGCATTGTCCATGGCATCGATGATGGCCTGCAGGTTGTCGGTGCAGACCAGATCGATCGTTTTGAGTTCCAGATTGAGCGTCGGGGTGTCGATCAATCCAGAGAATAGACGGTGGACATCCGACGGCGATCCGCCGGCGACATCGGCCACGTCGATCCAAACCGGCTTGCCGACCCAGTCGGCGATCTCAAAGGTTGCGCCAGCGGCCGGCCTAATGGTCAGCTCGGCGATGCGCGCGGCGCCCTCCTCGATCTCGACTCGGATGTCGCCGACGACGCGCGCGGACTGGTCGACGCTGTCGATGGTGACGATCGCCGACCAGATGCCGGCGCGGCCGGATGATCCGGATGTGGCGGAGTAGGTTTCGTTGGCCACGGATCAGACCTGCTCGACAAACAGCTCCCACGACCACGTAGCAGTCGGATGGTCGAGCGATTGCGAGGGCCTGCTAACCCAGGCGGTGATCTGCGGGTAGTACCACGCCTGGTAGCCGATGGCGCCCGACACGGCGTCGGCGGTGGCGAGGTTGCCGACGATGCCGACCGGCGTCTCGATGATGCCGCCGTCTGCCAGCAGGGCGATGGCCCAGGGCGTGTAGCCGCTGTCACTCCGCCGGCCAGCAGGCAGCGTCGCTTGCCGGCTGCCGTCGCAGCCGACGGAGAGCGGCGCGGCGAAGGCGACGACGTGTTGCTGCGTGCTGTCGATGGCGTCGAGCCCGGGCGGTATCCAGCCGCTGCCGCTGATCGTCGCGCGCAGCTTCTTCCACGTCTCCTGCCTGATGCCGGTGCCGTTGATCGTGCGCAGGATGGTTTCGCCACCCAGCAGCTCGTAGGCGGTAGAGCAGTCGAGCGCGCTCCGGAGCGGGATCTCGATGCTGCCGATCTTGATGGTCTTCACCGGCGGCCTCCCCATTTGAGTGCAGCGCGCGAGAAGTCCCGCTGCATCCGGTCGAAGTTGTACGCGTCCATGCTGGTTTCGTAGCGGCCCATGCCGGGGAAGTTGAACACGGCGGCGGCGCGGGCGGCGGCCGGCGATTGCGGACGCAGCGTCGGCAGCGACAGACGGCCGACGAGACCGCCGTCGGCGTAGCCGGGAATCGCCGAGACGCCTTGCCGCAGCAAGCGCTGCAGGAAGGCGAGCGCGCCGCGCTGGGCGACGATCTCGGACGGGATGACGAACTCGCCGCGGTGCACGATGCCGGCTGGGTCGAACTTGCCGCCGTGGCCGGTGAAGCCGCCGCGGGCGTAGCCGGATGCCGCGGCCGCGGCGTCGAACTGCGCCAGCTCGTCGGCCGTTGCACCGCCACCGCCCTCGCGGATCTGCCGCACGGTGACGGTCACCACCTTGTCCTGGATCGCGGCCAGTTGCGCCTGGATGGCGGCGATGGCCTGCTCGGCTTGGTCTATCTGCACCTGCAGCGCGATGTTCGCGGCCTTGTTCTGCAGTTCGGTGATCTGCGCGTCGATTTCGACGATCTTCTGCTGAATCGAGTCGGCCTGCTCTGTCGCCTTCGCGGCCTCTTCCTGCTTGATCCTGGCGCGGGCTTCGTCGGCCCGGGCCTGCGCTTCCGCAAGGTCTTCGGTCAGGCGCGCTTTCTGTTCCGGATCGACCATCTTCTGCACGAGACGGGCGGCGCGTTCGGCTTCCTTCGTCGCCGTATCGGCGAGCTTGGCGGCGCTTTCGGTGCGCCCGTAGTTGGCGGCGAGCTTGGCCTGCAGGGCCGCTTGCACGGCGGCCGAGGCGCGGTCCTGCGCCTCCCTCTGGTTGAGGTAATCCTGCGATGCCTGGTCGAGCGTGCTGCGCCGAATGTCTTCGGCACTTTGCTTGCCGCTCGCGCGCGTCTGCGCGGCCTTGTCGAGCAGCTTGGTAGCTTCCTCGCCGGCCTTGCGCGCATCGTCGACCGTGCGCTCCCACGCATTCTGCAGCGCATCGCGCAGTTTCTGCGCGTTATTGATGCGTTCTTCGGTCTGCTTCTTGTCGTCTTCGACGATCTGCAGAGAAGCCTTGCCGGCGGCGACTGCGCGCAGGAACTCGAGGTTTCCGAGCTGCGTCTGCAGATCGGTTTGCAGGCGCTTGCGCTCGGCGGCGACTTCGGCTTCCTTGTCCGGGATCTTGCCGACGTTGTCGAGCACTTCCTTGAGCGCCTGCCGGTTCTTGCCAGCTTCTTCTTCGCGTGCGGCGCGAATCGCGCCGAAGGCGGCGAGGTCGCCGCGCAGCAGGGCCGCGGCCGAGGCGGCAAATGCGGCCAAGGAATCGCCGAGATCCTTGACCACGACGTAAGCGACCTGCGCGCCAGTCGTCGCGGCCTCGAAGACCACCCGCAGGCCGCGACCGATCGTCGGCCCCTCCTTCGCGACCCAGGCACCGAACTGGACGAAGGCCGGCAGCAGCTCGTTGCCCAGGCGCACCTGCAGCGACTTCGAGACCAGCGAGAGGTCGGCGAGCTGCAGTTTGAATTGCCGCGATGCGGCGACGCTGTCGGAGCCGATGACGAGGCCGAGGTCGCGCGCGCGGCGTTCGGCTTCGGCCAGCTGCTCGGAGGTGATGCGCAGCACGCCCTGGACTTCGTACCACGCTTTCCCGTAGATCTGCAGTCCTGCCAGGTTGCGTTCGGTGGAGTTGCCGATTTCGCTCAGGCGCTGGTTCACCTGGTTCATGATCGCCCCGGCGGGCAGCAGAGCGCCCGTCGAGAGGTCGCGCGTCTGCACGCCCAAGCGCTTGAATGCGTCTTCGTTCGAGACGAGCTGCCGCGTCATCGCGATGGTGGCTTTGACGACGACATCGGACTCGATGCCGAGGCGTTCCATCGCCACGGCCATGACCGAGGCGCTTTCGCTGGTGGTGCCCATCGAGCGCGCGATCTTGCCGACGGTGGTATTCCACTCGTTCGCGGCAGAGATCGAGGTCTTGAATAGCGCCCCGCCGGCGAGCGCGGTGGAAAGGCCGGCGATGGCGGCCTGAAAGCCCTTGACGCCCGCAGTCAGCGGCGTGAAGGCGCTGGCGAACTGCTGGCCGGCTCCGGCGAGCGCGGCCTGCGTCTGCTGGATCGCCTTGATGGCGCCAGAGGCGTCGCCGCCGATGACTACCTTGGTTTGCGGGCCGGCCATGTTGGTGCCTTACCTCCTGTTGCCTGGTTGTTCCGCCTCAACCGCCAGGGCCACCGCGGCGAGGTAGAGGCGCCACGGATAGCCGAGTATCGCGGCGTGTCCGCGCTGCACGAGGAGCGCGATCGTCC